TGATACACCTGGGAACTTAATATTTACTACTAATCCATTTTCGTAGACAATATCTTCGTCTTGATAATAATTGTGTAGGTAGATAAACTTTTCAGTGTATCTATGGTTGGTGAAAAATGTAGGTTCAGGAAATAAAGTTAATATATTAGGTTGATATTTATAAACCTGGCGAGGTAATTTTTGAAAGAACCACGTGCTATCATCTAAAATCATGTTTGGCACGTCGAAAAATATGGTTTCACCTTTTAAAAATTTCTTATAATATAACTCATATCGATTTAAATCAACATCCCGAATTTTAAGTTGTACGCTCAAAACATTATAATAAGTGGGGAATTTATATGATCTCATCAGATTCCAAAATTCTTTTTCGCGTTCTTTCATATCATCTGTAGGTTTCTTCTTTTCAAAGTAAACCTGAATGAAGTATCGATCATTACGGTCAAGCTTTTGATCAGTGCCTAACCATAATTTAGGTTGTGTTTTAACATGATAAAATCTTGCTAGTTCTTGAACATCATTAATATATTCATTTGCTATCATCCTATAAAGATCAGGATTCCAAGCTGTCAAATAAGCATGTCCAACTGAACGCATCAACGATTCATGTAAATAAATACGACCCTTGATACCTGCTTGATAGTATCTGAAAGAAGTACGACGTAGTAAAACTGCTGTAGGATCATGATAAACGACCAAATCTGGCCATTCTTCATCAGGCAAACTGTTCTTATTTTTATGTTTCAATATATTGTACATTCTATATTGATAATGGACTTCAGGATGGAGTTTCTTGTCGAGACGGTAAACTTTATTACCTAAATATTGGATCATTTCAATGTCGTTATGTAATTCAACTTCTAAATCCATTCCATAAACGTGGAAAGCATCAATAAATTTTGCCATGTTCAAATCTTTTCTTTTTATACGACAACCCCAAATAGAGTCATCTCCACTATTGTAAATTTTGTTCATTTTAAAGAAATCATCGACAGTATATTTCCAATCATGATACTCGAGCCAGGCGCCGATGAAGGTCCCCGTAAAAGCCCAAGTATTGTCAAAACTAGTTG